CTCTAGTCCACTTTGTCCTATATTTTTAAAACTAGCTAATAGTTTATCATAGGGATTTGCCGCGGCATCTGCAAGTGCATTAAATTTATCTTCACCTTCTTTAAGCACAGCATTAGCAAATGCTTGGCGACGTTCAAAATCTGTTAGCTGTGTAACAGCCTTACCTAATTGTAGCGCATAAGCTTGTGTAGCTGGTTCAATCTTAGTAAATATGCCAAGTTCGTCTAATAGTTCTGGTTCTAGCTTTGTAATACCACGACTTAATCTGTTAATAGCGTCTGGCATACTAATACCAAGAGCAAAACTAGCGTTTTTGGCTACCATGCCTAGTCGTAGTATATTTTGACTAGTCATACCAGCACTACTAGTCATAGCTGTAGCACTCATAGCTTCACGCATACTAATAGCACCATCACTAACTTCTGCTAGTCGTTTAGCTACAGTACCTAGTGCTTTGCCACTTTGTGCACCTAGTGTATCTAGTCCAGCTATTAGATTAGTGGTATCTGCCGCATTTTTTAGCACATTAAAAGCAGCACTAACAGCAAATATATTTGCCGCAAACGTAGCATACAGGCGAACTAATCCACCCAATCCACGAGACTGGTCAGCAAAATCCCTGCTAGCAGCACCAGTAACTTGGCCAATACCACGCATTTGATTATACTCTAGATTTTCACGAGGTGATTGTGCAGCGGCTTTTCTTCTGCTATCAGATTGTGCACGAGCTAAAGCATCTGCTGCTTTGGCAGCACCAGCAAGATTCTTATGTATATTTGCACTACTTGTTTCGGTTTCTTTTACGCCTTCAGCCTGTAGTTTTAATCGCTGCGTAATATCTGGAAGTGCCATCTCTTCTCCTAACTGTACACCAGCATTTTTTGCCTTGTACCTTTGTAAGTTTTATGTTAATTATACCACAGGTACAAAAAAATATCAATCTAACATTTTTTGAGCAATAAAAAAGCCTTCTAATATTAACTAGAAGGCTTTTTTTCTTGTGCTTTATGTTTTTTAGCTATAATGTCGCCACGGACTCTATCTGTAGTAGACATTATTTTTAACATTATTCTTTTTTCAGTTTTTTCAGTAATTTCGTAAGTATCAAATAGGTTAAATACTATACTATAGTCTTTGCCCATAAATGTACCACTCATACCTTCCCATCTATCGGGCAGATAGCTGTACAATTCTAGCGCTTGTTGAGTTATATCTAATAGATCATCAAACTCTACTGGTATCTCACTAGATTTAGGCTCTGTGCCTAACATTTCACACATTTCATAATACTGATCTTTGGTCATGCCAACATCAGTATTATGAAAGTAATTTTCCAGCTGCGTATTTATGTCAACTATTTGTTCTTGGTGAAGTTTCCCAGGTCAGTTACTTGCTCGCTGATAAAACTGTCAAAATTTACAGAGCTTTTCATTAAGTATAGTGCGTTTTCTTCATTATACTCTAATTCTGCTTCTGGATCTTGATCGCTAACATCAACAGGCGCAAGTTGTTCAAGATAACGCATTTTAAGGCCAGTCCAACCTTTAATTGATCCTTTAACATATAGTTCTAAAAAGAGGTCGTCATTTAGTTCTTCAACAGGCTGACGATTTTTAAAGGTAGTTTTTGTGGCTTTTTTGCGAATGTTCTGTAGGGTTTCACGACTTAAAAAGCATACTTTAACTTCAAACCCAGGCATACCTGGATATTCTACGTTAATTTCCTTGCTAGGAACTAACATGCTTTTTAGGGACAACTGTGCTGACATAAAATTAAAATCCTATAAGTTTGTTGTGGGGGCTAACGCCCCCTAGTTAATTATGCTGTGGTATTAGCTGAGTAGTAGTTGATTGTAATCTCGTTTTCTTCTTCAAGATCAAACGCACTAGCTCCAGTACCTTGAGCAGTAAAGTTAATTGTTTGACTAACAACTTGTTCTGTGTTAATTGTTGGTATTGATAACACAGCTGCAGGTATGTTTAGCGTAACACGTGTTGCACTAGTAGAGCTTCCACCAATATGTAACACTAGTTTAAAATCAGGCTCAATATCGCTACTACTATTTGCTAACATTGTGTTAATTAAATCTGCACTATTGTTAGTACCTGTTTTTAGGTAGCAATTAATTGTACCACTAATTGCGCGTGTACCTGTAAAATAGGTAAATGGCTTATTAACTACACCTAGGTTAGCAGGTGTTAGGTAAGTAACATTATTACTTAATGTAATACTACCACCTGTTAGTGCTAGATTATAGCTGGTGCCGCTAGGAGCTCCGCCGCTACCATAGCTTGGGCTACTTGTATAAGCTTGCAGGGTAACACTGCTTAACTTGTTAGCTAAAAATGGCGCTGTGGTGTTTTTAGCTTTTGCAGCTTGTGTAGTACCAATAGTAGTTTGTGTACTAGTTATTGGGTCTGCAATAGTACCACTTAGTGTAATAGCACCACTTACTGGTGTACTTGTTGCTGCGATTGCAGCACTACGTAGTGTACTACCACGAGCGGTCCAAGCAATAGTTGCAATTGCGTCTAAGCCAAAATCAATTGTTGCTTGATCTAGCACGCAGTTATCAATAACATAACTACTAGCATCTAGAACAATAATTACGCCAAATTTTTGTAGCTGATTTTTTGCACTCTTGGAAACTGATACAACGCTGTATGGAGCAGCTGCACCAGTACCATTAACTTGATACCAAGCAGCACCACTACCTTGACCACTAGCAGGCCATGTGTTGGCATTAGCTGGTGTTCTACTAGTAGTAGCAATTAACTCATCTGAGCCGTTAATATAACCAGCATACATTGCGTTCCACAATACATCCTCTTCAGCATCGATAACATCGTCTGCATCAAGAGCTGAGCTACTTGTACTGCCCTCAGTAAAGTATGGGCGCATATATGTGCTAAATGTTAACTCAACAGGCTCTAGGCTAGTATTAAACTGGCGCTGACCACGTGCTGGATCTGTACCAGCTTCATTAACTGTAACAGTTTCTGTACCAGTAGCCTGACTAAAACTTAGTCCATCTAATACCTGGATTTCTTTAGTATTACTGGCTGTAAAACCTGTTGCTTTTACAACACCTGTGTTTACATCTACATTGGTTGTAAAAAACATACGCGCATTACGAATTAAATTAAATGCCATGTCTCTTCCTTATTATTAGGTGCTATATTGCATCTACTAGACATTTATCTGTTGTTAGCAAATTTAGCACAGTTGCTTACATGATCTGATAACGAACTTGTAAGATGATTTCGCCAACTGCATAGGGAGCCAATAATCCTTCGTCTGTAGTAATTGACTGTATTTCTATTTCAGTTGTACCATATTGATTTGTTGCATCATATACTAGGTTTCTATTTAAGTCTACACAAGTTTCTAAGTCACTTAATAAGGCTTCGAGTTGTTCTTGCGACTCTTCCTCACTTTTTACATATGCTTTAACGCATACACTTAGTAATCCCCAAGCAAATCCACCAGGTAAATAATCACGAGTTTCGCTGGTAGGATGTACATATACAGCTGGAAAATCATTTACTTCGTCCCAGAACTTTAGTTTGGGATAGCTGTTATTTGTTAACTTTGTAGTATAGGGACTAGTACCGTCTATGGTTTTGAACACTTCGGCAAGTGCTTTAACTATGCTAACTCTCTTGCTCATTGTGCCACCGTTCTTAGTTTAGTAATCATTTGCTGTGCTGCTAGTTCACGTATTGATCGTGAAATTAACAGTTTAGGGTCTCTACTGCGTGGATACTGCTGGCGTCCACCCTGACTAAAAGTAGCATAAGGATTTTTCATATAACGGTAGAATACTGTTATAGCTCCTTGTCTGCTTTCACTTACCCTAGTAGCTTCAACACTTTCTGCAAATCTGCCACTACGAAAGTTAAGTATGTCACGACGATTGCCGCCGCCCATGTTTTGTTTTACTTGTTGTACTAGATTGGCATTTAGCAATTGTTGTAGTTGTGTAACACTAACAGGTATTTGACCAGTGGGTCTGGGTAATGTTTTTGCTGGTGTTTTTGTTCGTTTGCCACCAGTAGAAGTTGTAACACTAGCTGCGGGTTTTTTAGCTTGTTTTGCTCCAATAACCTTTTTACCTAGCTTACCCTTATTTTTTACCTTGCCATATTTTAATGCTTCATGCACACGTACTTCAATGGTTTCTACAATTGATTTTGAAAAACCTAGTTTAGCTATTAACTCAATAATCTGTCTACCTAACTCGCCTTCTATAAGAGTTCCGTATACTTGTTGATTTTCCCTACGCTCTTGTACAACTACTATAATTGCTTCTGCTTTTAAAAGTGCGCTTCTAGTATCCTGTGTAAGAGTTGCCTCGATTTTGGGTCCGTAGCCACTTTGTGCACGTAATATAGCTAAAGTTTCTTGTGTTCCTTGTTTTAATTGCTGTAGTTTTGATTGCTCAGCTAAACTACTATATTCTAAAACAGAATCTATATATTCTATTACTCGCTTTAATTTCTCTGCAAGCGGAGTTGTTGCTAGCTTACTATTGCCTAAAATATGTCCTACATCAAAACCTTCACTAAAATTGCTTCCTTGATAAATATCTTTATTTAGGAATTTTTTAATCTCTGTGTTTAAAAAGTTTTGAAATAAATTCTGCCTAGTAGTGTCATAGCTTTTATATAGTGCACCTATAATATTAGTTGGCGCAACACTATTTTCATATACAACTGCTGGAACACTGCTAACTAAATCTGAGCCTTGTAATAATTGTCCTGCTTGTGAATAAAACTGTCCACCTTTTTGTACAATCTTATATTCATGTTTGCTAACTATAAAATTACATAATCTATTTCGTAAATCAGCAATATCTATTAGACCTTCGCCACGAATACCAAAATTCTTTTTTGCTGTAGCAATAGCTTTATCTCTATCTTTTTTACTAGCAAACTTATACTTTTCATTAATCTCTGCTAATACCGCATCTAGATCATCAGCGTCATTTTCTGTAAATACTAGTTTATCACCTAGTGCTAGATTTAATGCTTCAATATTTATAGGTACAAAATGCAGGGTATCTCTAGATAGTTTCTTGCGCTCAGCTTCAGTAGTAAGTTTGCCTAACGCTCCACTTATTTGATACTCTGTGACTTTACTAGACATTACGTATAATCCGCTATATATTGATCTAGTACGCGTTTAATATGTGCTGGAAAGTTAGTAGTAGCTACGTACTGTATCTGTGTTACGTTGGGTGTTACATCACGATTTACATGTACTGCGCTATTATTCTTTGAATAGTATTCTACTAGATCAAGTACCGCTAGTTTAAGATCTTCTGGCACAAATTCATAGCCAGCAAAATAACTAACTTTATATCCGCGCGGATGTTCTAGAAACCAGCCACCATTTGTTAGTGCCCGAATAGTATCGCCATCTTGAATCCAGTCTGTATACTCTACAAGAGTAGTTGCATATGTTTTACCATAGTTGCTACTTTTGCTAATTTGCAGTACATTAGTTACTGGAGTTTCTTTTAATATTAGTTTATCAAAACCACCATCAAAGTATTCTGTTTTTGCTTCGTCATAGTAGTCAGTAAAATTTCTGCGGCAGTAGGTTTTTACTAACTGACTAACTTTAGGAATTAATAGATCAATTTCAGTATCTTTATTGCTACTGCTGATTCCCAAGTAATTTTTATATTCTGCTCTAGTAATTAGGTCAGCCATAAATCCTCCTGTGTCTCTAAAGACTAGCACGCCAGGCTTTAGAGACAGGGCTCCAAAGAACCCTGCCTAAGTTTAATTAAACGTAACGAACTGCAACAACACCACTGCCTTCATTGCTTGTTAAGCGGCTCATAGCGATACGCATACTAGCAACAATAACACGGCGCTGGTTGATGACTTCATCATCTGTGTCGATACGCATTGCACGATGGTTACCAACAACGAAGTTGCGTGGATTAACCATAACGGCTAGTGCATCGTTAGCAGCTGTACCAGTCATTTGTGCGCTAACAACAACTGGAGTTTGAGCGATTAAGCCAACTTGACCAGTAATTAATGTGTTGCGTGACTCACTGATCTTGTCTGTGCTCTGGAAAGTAGCATCCTCTAGTAAGTCATAGTAGGCGGCCTGGCTAACGAACATGATTAGCTCGCTGGGCTCTAGACCCCAAACACCTAGTGCACGACGTGCAGCTTGGAATTGTGTAAATGTTAGTTTACCACCAACTGCAACTGTAGGACTTGCACTAGCAGCACCATCATAATATGCTAGACCATTGATACCAGCCGCATATGTTGTAGCACCAACGTCATTACCTAGGAGCATAGACTTGTCTAGTGTCTTAGCCATACGACGTGTGATTGCATCACGGATGATAGGTACTAGAGCGATAAGACCGTCTTCCTCTTCTTCAAAGGCGATGTACTCTTTGGTTGCTAATTTAGCGCTGCTGATCTCAATGTCCTTTAGCGCATGTGTACGAGCTGTACCACTGCTAGCTGCAGCACCAAAATCACTGTTTGCTACCCAGGTTGCATCAGCACCAGCATCTGGATTGATAGGCAGCTTCATGAAAGGCTGTGGCATGTTGATTTGACGGATTGTACCAGCAACAACTAGCTGACGACGAATCTCGTTTTCCATGTTGGTGCTAACTTCTAGTTCCCAAGTTTGACTTGGTAGGCGAACTGCACCACCTGCTCCACCGCCGCTACCTGCAGCACCAGCTGTACCACCACTAGCATACTTTTGTACTAGGCTCTTGGCATACTTGGTTTCTTCGATAGGCTTCTTGGTGATCTTGCTGATAAACACAGCAGCTTCTTTTTCTGCATATGTAGCGCCACCGTCGCTGCTCTTAACATCTGTAAATTGCATACGGCTCTTTTGAATAGCCTCTAGCTCAGCAGCTTTTTCACGTAGTGCACTCTCTAGGCCTTCTAGGGCGCTCTTGTGGCTGTCAGCTTGCTCGGCTAGGCGCTTTTCAACTTCAGCTAATAGCTTTTCTGCACCTGTGTCAACTGTTTGGACTGCGCTAACAGCAGCCTTGATCTTAGCTTGTAGCTGTGCTTCTTCATCAGCTTTGCGCTGTGCTTCTTCAGCAGCTTTAGTTTGAGCCTCTACAACAGCGCGTGCTGTTTCAGCAGCAGCCTTAGCAGCAGCGTCGGCCAATAATTTTTCTAACTCTTTTGGATCCATGTTCCATTCCTTTTTGGTTTCGCTATTTGCGTTTGTAGAGGACTCTAGCCCTTTAGCTGATTCGCTAACATCGGCAAATTGCTGTTTAAATAACTCGAACTCTTGGGCACTATCAAATGCCTTGGCTAAACTAAATAATGTGTTTTGATTTGCAGGTACACTAACTACACTGATTTCGTGCAGTTCTAAGTCTTTAATCATAAAGGTTTCACTGGCCTGCTCATACTCAGCATCCTTGACCCTAAACCCAATACTAAATGCGCTTAATATACCCTTTTTGATCAACTTGTAAATATCGCCAACTTCACTGGGGATCTGTGCTTTAATCCACAGTCCATGCTCATCAGCTTTATAATCAACCATTTTGCCAATTGGCATTGTGTGATTATGATATGCTAAGATGATTGGATTCTTCAGGTAGTTTGCCATACCTGACTTCCAAACTCCTGCTGGCACTACATCGCCTTGACGATCCCGATCATTAGTAGAAGCATAACCTTCAATCATGATACTGTCATCGTCCTCGCCGGCAGCCTTGGCAGTAAACTTGCTGTCAAAATAGAGTACTTTGTTTTTTATATCCATCTTACTCCTCTTAGTTGCTAGGCCTACCACCCACAGATGGATTGGCTGCTGAACCTGCAATGTTAGCAGGTATTCTTAGGGTATCATTTCCAGCTATGGTTGGATACCGTAATTCTATTCGGGCTTCGTTAGGAGTTATAACGCCGCCGTTAACTAGTGTGCTATGATAAGCTGCTACGTCTTTTAATTCAGGTTGTAGTGCACTGACATTATTGGTTACTTCTGCCACGTCATATCCAAAATATCTTTCCACTGCGGAAACATATAACCTAACGATTGGCAGTACAGTTTCCAGGTAAAATAGTTTAAGATTAGGGGCAATGTTAGCATTGTTACCACCCTGCAATAATATAGGCGGTACACCTATAGTTGTCATTACGCGCTCGCTGTGACGTGCAATAGCTTTGTCAAAGTCTAGGTCTTGAAAGTCATTGTCCTGCAATTTAACAGGCTTCAATCCACTATCCAAGATAATTGGACGCCTGCCACCACTGCGCGGATTATATCGCTGTGCCCAGTACTGATAAGTTTTTTCCTTAGCAGCTTGCGATAGTGTATTTTCTGTGGTTAGTGCCATGCCAAATATAGCACCATTTTTAAAGAAGTTTTGCTGAAACTCGTGCATGTTCCACAGTGTATCTATACTTTGTCGTGCAGCCGACAGCCTACTCTGTCCGCGATAGATACTCTCTGAATTCACATCACGAAAGTAGAAGACCTCATTTTCACGAAATAAGATTTCGCCATTATACTTATAGCCACTAATAAACGTTTTGCTATCAGTTAATATATCCACATTTTCTGCTGGCAGGTGATACATAAACGTACCATCAAAATGCACAAAGGCATTACCATCCAACAAGAAATCTGTGAATAGGCTACGGCGAAATTCCTGTGCACTCTGATAGGGATTTGGCCTAAAGTTAAGTAGTGTGTTTAGGGTCTTTTGTCTGAGTCCAGCTACCACACCCTCATGTTGTTTATCTTTTATATCGTAGTCAAGGCTAGCGCAAGCGGCAACTACCTTGTTAACACTAGTGTTTACACAGTCTATATCACGAAAGTAGTATCTATAGCTAACAGGCTGTGTACTGCCTACGCTGCTACCTTCACCGTCACTAATGCGTATTTGAGCGGGATTTAGTTTTTCAACCACCCACTCACGTAATCTTTCCATTCTGCTCATACCCACTCCTAGGTAAAACGGCTAAAGAATCCCTCCCTCTTCTCTACCACCGCACCAGCTACTTTAGCTTTCTGCGTTTCAATCCAACTACGCTGTTTAGGTACACTGCTGATAGTAGGTATTTTACCATAAACACTATGCAGCATTACATGATGGCGATTACAGAGTGTGTAAACCAGTTCATATAACTCATGATAGTGCTCGCTGATAAAATCATCACGAACAGCTAGGATTCCCTCGTCACTGCTAATATCATAACCATGTTGATCTGCCCAGCTATACAGTAGATTGGTTATACTGTGTAGATGATGCAGCTCTAGGTCATTGGTAGCACCGCAGATGTAGCAACTAGATTGTTTTTGGTAGGCAGCCTTGGCTTTGTCCCTAACCCATTTAACAGCAATACGGTTGTTTGTATTTTTTGCCATGTTAATTGTGTAATTATATCCCAAAGGGTAGCACCAATGCAACCCTAAATTTTAACTGCTATACTATATAACTGTACAGCGCATATCTGACAGCATCAGCCATGTGACTATATTTATTGTGCTTGGGCCGCTCACGTGCTAGTCCCTCACGATCGTCCCACTGGTACTGATCTAGCATGGCTAAGACGTGATGGCAGTCACGGTGTACCTTAAATCTGCCTTGCTGTACTAGGGTTTGCACATAGGCAATGCCTGGTAGTACATCTTTTTTAGCACGTGTAGTAGCAATATCATAGTTATAGGCTAGGTCAGCGGCAAATTGTGCTGCTGCACTATCAATAAATACGCTTTCTACACTATAATTGTCAATAAAACGCCTAAAATGCTCAGCATGCTCACGTGTAGTACGCTCCGATTCACAATAATCCTGTATAGCATAGAAACAATCGGTGTTATAATCATAGGTAATGGTTACCCAGGCTGTTTCATCTTTATAACCAGGGTCTAGGCCAGCAATTGTTTCGCCACGTAAATCTGGTAGGTGGTCTAGGATATATTCCTGCTTAAACCCCTCATAAATTTGACCTAAATAGCTAGTAAAACTTGCCATATATTCCTGCTCAAATTCACTTTTACTCATAGATCTACGTGCTTCTTCTACATCCGACTGTGCCATGCGGCTATTCTCCGAATAATCTGCCTGCAAACTAACCCACTCTGGAAAGTTAGGGTCAAATCCACGCTGCCAGAACTTTGAAAACCAGTTGTTTTTACCACGTGGTGTACTAATAAATATGGCTTTTGCTGATGGTTTGTCTAGTGTAGGGCGTAAGGCAATGTTAAAAGCGTCTTCACCATGCTCCGACAGTGCAGCCTCGTCAAATATTATAAGGTCATAGCTGCGACCTACTGTTGAATCCACTGTGCTAATAGATCCCATTCTGATGGTGCTGCCATTGCTGAGCTCAATAATCTTATCCTTTAGGTTATCACGAGTTACTTCCAGATCAAAATGCTTGATTAACCTACGCTGTAGCTCAAATGAGATGGCACTTAAATTATAGTTAGGTGATATAATAAGCACGTTGCAGTTGGGTACTAGTGTAACCAGCTGACCTATAACATTGGCTATGTAGGTTTTGCCTAATCTGCGGGCAAGTGCAGCGCAGATGAACCTGTACTGTGGATCGTTGACTGCATTGATTAGTGCGATTTGGGGTCGGTTGATTGTATCGTAGAGGTTGAGTAGTCGAAGATAATTATCTATTGGTAGTTTGATAAATCTTTTGGTGGGATCAAACTCTACTATATGATCACACTCTACATCACTGCGGCTAACTACTAACATTATACAATACTTTCATTAAATAATTTCCAACCTTTAGTAGTATGCTGCTTTCCTGCAAGTAATCGTTGTAAACTGGCCTGCTCTAAATTATGTTCTCTGGCAAATTGTCTAGCGTTTTCTATTTTATATACTTGTCCGCAGGGTGATTGCACTAAAGAATTATATTGTTTCCAATTAGGATGATGTCTTTTCTTTTTTAACATTAAATTCCATTCTACTGGCATTGCTTCTTTTAACCATAAATGATTAATTTGCGAAGATATTCTTAACACTACACCAACTTCTACATTACATTCTTTTGCTATTTCTTTAGTAGTCATATCCGTGTAGGCTAAAAATGTAAGTATAGTTTGATAATCTTCTGGAGTATGTTTTGCGTTGTTATTATTTATTTCTATTCCACTTACTCCTCCACCAGGAGTTCCGTTATAGCCTTCTAAATAAGAATTATAATAATTAATCCAATATATTTCTTTTTTGTCTGCTTCTTCCCGTGTATCAGCTTTATCAATTATAACTAATTCAGGTATTCCACAAATAGGATAATCTGCCTGTAATTTTTTACTATGATGTATGTTATCTCTTAGCTTTTGTAAGTGTCTTCGAAATCGTAGTTCTGGATTTAATGATTGCCCAATATAAACTTTATTAGTATTAGGAAATATTAATTTATATATAAATTTTTTCATAGGCTTTAATTTCCTCATCATTGATTTGTTAATATTATATTAACATGACAAATAAATTTTTACAAGCCTAAATTTTATATACCCTCTCCACTCACCAGTTTATGTATAAGTTGGCTATATTTGCTGCCATCGGTATCGTTAATCTGCACGTTCACCTGCTTTTGTGGTCCTGGTGTGCCCTGACGCAATTTCTCTAATTGCAGTTGTTTGTCTAAGATGTCCATTGACATCTTATGCGACATTTGTAGTAGGTCTGCAATATCCTTGCTGGATCCAACACCAGCTTCCTCTAACTCCTGAAACTTTTGCTTGATTAGTGCGTCCATTGCCTGACGCATTAAGAATCGGTTGTTGTAGCCCATGTCAAAAAATACTTGATCAATATACTGCTTAACCTCACGGCGACCTAAGATTTGTGAGACTTGATCTGGATGTAGGTCTAACTCGTTGGCAACCTGTTTAGCATCATTAAGTTGAAGATAGCAGTTGGCTACTTCCAGTGCTTCTGGACTTATCTGTAGGGTTTCGGCTGGTAGGTGTGTAGTCATGGTTGCTCCAATTTTTATGATTATAACAC